GTTCTGAGTCTATACTATCATCTGCAATCTTAGAACCATTAACAGAGTCTGCACCTAGTTTAGCATTAGTTACAGCAGCATCATTAATCTTTGCAGTAGTAACTGCACTATCGGCAATCTTAATTGTAGTAACTGAACCATCTGCTAAAGTTGCAGTAGCAATTACACCTGTTGGTAAAGAATTATTTGTTTTAGATAAAGCACCAATATAAACATTGTCTATTGCTTCATTTGATAATGAACCACTATCCCAAGTTACATTGATTGTAGTATTTGTTGAAAAACTTGAAGAACTAATTGTTCCATAAATAGTTCCTGGAGTTGTTGCAGTTAATTTTATTCTTCTGCCTTCATGGTAAATTGGAGTAACATCAACACCAGCAATTGTAAAAGAAGTAGCTGATGCGTAAGCAGCAGTATAAGCTCCATCACCATCCCCATACTCTACCCATTGAGAATCATTAAACCATTCTCTAGTATTTTTCATTAATGCTCTAATGGCATTGTTTAAGTTTGAAGGAAGCATCCCTTCTGCAACTGAGATACCATTTAAGTCTGAATTATTTATCTGTGTTGTTGAGTAATCTTTTATTCCTGCCACTTTAATCTCCTATAAACCAAGCATAAGCTTTATTGTTCTCTTGGTTCTTTTCATTTACTAATGTATTAATTGCTTCTTCAATCTGTCTTTGAAAGAACTCTTGAGTTTCGAAACTATATCTAACATTATCTATATCAGTTTTGTCTGTCATCTCAAGCCAATTCTTGAAGCAATTATATCAACTCCTTGTGCATGAGTCCAAACTGATCCACTTGGAGTTATTATTTTAAATCTAAAATAACGACCTGATTGCCTAACAGGGTTATCTCCACTAGCAACCATACTAGATAATGAAGATTCTGTAGGTGTATCTGCTAATCTTTCTCTACTTTTTACAGTAACAGATGATGTTGCATCTATAATAGGTCTAATATTAGTTATACTACTTCTGTGTCCTTGAAACAACTCCATTTCTCTAGTTTCTATTGTTCCTTGATTTTCAGTACCAGAAAAAATAGCAGCTTTATAATCACTATCAATAGCACCTAAAAATAATTGTCCACCAGACCAAAAATCTGTATCTAGTGCAATATTGATTTGGTCTAAGTTTTCAGAAATAATATCCATTAACTCTACTGTGTATGCTCCTACAAACTGAGAAAATATTGTACTAGCACTTGCATCTGCTGTACTCCATTTTTGTGTAGCATAATTATAAATTAATATCTTATCGCAAATACCTGTAGTGTTTGCTGTGTTGTTAGCAGAAGGATATAACCACAATGCTAATTGATTAAATGGATCTACCGCAGCACATATACGATCACTAAATGCTTTGTTTAAATCTACATCAAAAAATCTATTAACTTTTTCTGCACCTATTGAGATAACTTGGTCTCCATTAATTTCAAAAAAACCATCATCAGCATAAAAGAATACTCTACGATTATCTTGGCAAACTGTTCTTCCATATACAGCTCCTCTATTAGGAGATATAACTGATAATCTAAATACAGTTGCACCACCAACATAGTCCATTCGGATTATTTGGTTTTGCCTAAATACATAACCAATCTCTCCAGAAGTTATATGTACTATTTCTCCACCTGATCCTGGAAGGTCTTGCAAGTCTGATTGTTTAGTTCCAGCAGCCCAAGTTGCAATATCATTAATACCTGACCATTGAATTCTGTTTTGTGCATTTGTATGATTTCCTGTAACTAAAAAATCTCTAATGACACCACTTACTCTAAATGTTGGTAATGTTCCTGATGTTACAATACTAGATAAGTCTGCAAAGTTAGTAGATGTTCCCATTAAATAATATTGAGGTGCATCTATACCATTACTTGCAATTACATAATTACCAAATTGTGTGAATGTCCAAAAGTCTGTATTGCCACCTGTTAAAGATCCTTTTCTTGAAGTAAAAGCTCCACCAGTTAATTCATATAGATCAGTATTTTTTGCAACAAAGTTATAAACATTACCTGAATTATCTCTAAATGAACCAGCACCTCTACTATCCTCACCAATATTATTTGTTGAATAATTAACTAATGAAGGAAATCGTTTGTAAGAATTTTGTGCATAATAAACATTGTTAGCAGTATTCGCACCTGGATTTAAATATTCAGGTTGATCTGGTAGCCATTCTCCAAAAGGTATTTGCATTATTCTCCTATTGGTTATTATTTGTTACTGCAACAAAGTTATCATTAAATGAACCTGCAACAGTTACATCACCTCTTTGTTGTAATGGTGCATTTCCATATTGATCTTCTCTATCATTTCTCTCTAATCTTTCCATAGCAGTTGAATACATTCCTTGCCATTGTTGAAGTCTTTGAGGATCTACACCCCCTAAAAAATTAGCAGCATGATATAATGAACCATATAAATAAATAGCAGGATGATTATTTAAGATATAATTTGTAGTATTAGAATCTGATAGTGCATCAAATTCTTTATAATAATTTATTGTTGCAGTATAAGAACTTGCAGGAGTTGGAGCAAATCTAAAATTATCTCCAATAATAGTAAAGGTAGAAGGTTGTCCAGAAGTCGAACTTCCTTTAATTTGATCCATTTGTGCAGGAGTAATATATTTTAAAGCATACTTAGTTCCACCATTTACAATATACATATCTCTTAATTGTAAAAATCCTGTAGGAAGTGCAACTGTTTCTGCATCAATAGTAAATGAACTATCGGTCGTAATCATTTTTCTAATTCTTAATTTAGAATTAAAATCTTTTTCAGTAAGAACTATAAAATCTCCTGATATTTCTGATGTTAAATCTGATCTGTTTAACCAGTTAGCAATTGATGTTTTTAAATCTGAATATGTTGCTAGTGCCATTATAATTTTCCTTCAGCAGTTCTAAAATATCTAAATTCGCTGCTATTTAATTTTTTCTTTAATATTTTTTTTTGAACTTCTGGTGGTAGTCCAAACCAATTACTATCACCATTATACTCATTTGCCCAGACACTTAAAGCAATAGTTGGAATACTGGCTACTCTTTTTAAATCTCTTGATTTAGAATAGCCATCATTCATATTTAGCAATTCTTTGTTATGCTTTAGGTGTGAATCAATATTAACTTCTTCTTTAACTGCAATTTTACCTTCCATGTCATCTTTCATGTAGGTTGTTTTTTGCAATCCATCTAAAATTATATCTTTTTTCATCTGCCTTGACCTTTATATCTTTTTTGTTTTTTTTGTCTTTTTTCATTTTTGTTCTGAGATTTTTTATGTTTGCCAGGTCTTTTTCTTGGCTTTGGTCTTGGAACAAAATGAACAAACTTTTGTCTAGCCATTAGCCAGACATTTCAGTAACTGAAACTTCAGCACTACCAATCACAGCAACTTTTTCACCAGGTGAAACTTTAAAAATTTCAGGTTGGTCAGCAGGTATAAAGATTGTTGAAGAACCAGCAGTAGATACAGCAGTTGGATTCGCACCAAATAAAATATAAACATCAGCAGTAGCTGCTATTCTTACATATTCAGTTTGAGAACCAAAAGCACTTGATTGTGAACTTGTACCTGTGCTTGTTATTCCTTGATGAGTAGTAGGTCTTAATCCATAATTAAAACTCATAGTTTTTCTCCTAATTAATTAGGGGGAAATACCGCTAGGCAAGATCCCCCTTTGGTTTATTATCTTCTAATTACAAATGTAACAAGTAATTTTTGTGTTCCAGTAGAACCACCATCAGTAATCATTTCGATAGTTCCATCTTCTTCTACTCTGTTAGCAGCACTTGGCTCAGATGTATCTACATCACCAGCAGCAGAACCAGAGTTGGCAACTGTAATAGCAGAATTTGTCATAGCAGTACCACCAATTTCAAAAGTGATTGCTGCATCTCCACCTGAAATAGCACCTTGTAAAGCAGTTATAATTTTAACTACTTTTCCGCCATCAGGAATAGCAACAAAAGTTGATGAAGCTGTTGATACATCTTCAATTTCAGCTGTTATAAAATAATCGTTTAATGTTCTCATTTTTTATCCTTTTTATTTGCTTCGTTCCGACTTTAAATAAATCTTCAAAGACCAAACAAAATTGTTGATTAAATATGATGGGGGATTTCTCCCCCACCACAAATTATTTATTATGAAGTAGTTAAGTCTGTAACCATTCCACTTGCTTTTTCATTTCTTGACTCAAGAGTGTACTCAGCAACCATAAATCTCTGATCTGCGTCAGCAGTCTGAGCTGGAGTTTGCAAAGCAAAATCTCTTAAGAAAGAAACTGCCCAGTAGTCCATCTCTAATATAAGAGCATCTTGACCTACTTTAGCAGCAGTAGCATTAGCACCTCTAATGAATCTGTTTGGAGCTACTTGCATAGTTCCGAAATCTGACTCATATACATCAATAGAAGTAATTAATCTTCTATCTTCAGCAGCGTCAAATCTTGTAGATCCACCAGTAAAGCCTGATAGTTTTTGTTTATTGAAAGCACCAACCATAATCATGTTAGGGTTTCCGCCTTCATTGTAACAACTTCTCAAAACACCTTTTAACTGATCTTCAGTAAAAGCTCTTTGAGTACCATCAGTTCTAGCAGCACCATTACCTGCACCAGATCCACCAGCACCTGCATCAACATTAGTTTCGATCCAAGTTTGGACTCCACCTAATTCTCTTGCAGTTGTAGCATCTCCAGCAACAGCAGCGTTGTTAGATAAAAGAGCAGTTTCCATATCTCTTTTTAACTCTTTCGCAGCTTTAGCTACTTGGTAAGCTAACTCATTGTTTCTACCAGCAGATGTTACAGCATCATTAGTTCCTGATACTTGAACAGCTTTAGTAGAGATTTGAGTGTAGTTAGTTTCTTTAGTTGTCGCACTTTGAGTTCCATAAGAAATCGCAGCACCTTCAACCGCAGCATTTGCAGCCACATCAGCTAATGCGTCTGTTTGCCATTGGTGTGAAGTGTTTGTTGCTTTTGTTTTAGCAACGCCAGACATAAAAGGTGTTTCAGTTGGTGATATTGAATAAATAATATCTGCCAAATCTTCTCTTATGCCGACTGTTTGGTATGTTTGATATACAGCCATTGTTTATCTCCTTAGTAGGTTATTGTTTATAAATAACGCAGTAAAAGATCAGTAGCGTCTTTTGGACTTCCTGACTTTTTCAACGCTTTAATTTGATTCAACCTAGACTTAGAGTTTAATTCTTCTTTTGTACTTTTAACGCCTGACTTAACAAACTTAGTAGTTGGTTTAACTTTTTTAGAAACTAAACCAGGTTTAACTGATTTAGATTTTGTAAAGTTCATACCATCCATAATCACATCAAAATATCTTGAATCATAAATTCTTGCGACATCCTCATTTGAGAATCCCTTAGAACTTAAGTAGTTCATAATATTCGATTTAACTGTTGCACCTTTTATAGGATCAGCAATTTCAGGATGTTTCATGTGAAGTTTTTTTTGTTCTTCTCTTAACAATTCCTGGAACTGAGATTGTTGATGCTCTCTCAGTTTTTGCTGTGCTTGTTGAATTGATTGTTTTCGTTTTTGTATTCTACGATCAACTCTAGCAGCTTCAGTCGGATCTTCCTCCCAAAGAGCATCTAACTCTTTAGAATTCATATCGTTGTTAATTTCAGCATTCAAAGTAACGACTAAAGAATTTAAATCTTCCATCTTTGTTGAATACTGGTTTTTCAGACGATCTTCTTCGGCTTTTAGCTCTCTTTTTTCAATCGCTATCTCCTCAGTTTTTCGTCTATAGTCGGCATCTTTTTGATAACCTGCTTTTAATTCTTCAAGGTCAACATCAATCTTTTCACCATTGATAATAACTTGGTGTAGATCGGTTTCTTGTTCTTCAATCGCATTTTCATCTTCGGATGCTTCTTCTTCTAAAACTTCCTGAACTGGTTGTTCCGGTTGAGTTTCAGTTGGTTGTTCAACCTCAGTTTCTGTTTCTACTTTCGCTTCAACTTCTTCTTTTGGTTCAACTGGTGTTGCTTCTGCTTGAGGTTTTTTGATAACTCCTTTAGAGTCCATTAAACCTTCAATAGATTTAGCAGCACCTTGTACTGACACATTGTTCAGTAATGGGTTACTGTCAGACATTTAAGTCCTCCTATGGTTAAGCTGTCGTTAGACTTGGCTTTGATTTAATCAAAGAAAAAAAATTTCTTTGCTTATTCTAACCTTGATGGTTAAAAT